TGAAGGTGGTAATGGTGATGGTGCTATCTTAGAACCAGTTTTATCTGAAAGAAAAAGAGAATTAAGTTTCGATGCTAGATTATTGTCAGATTCTGGTGGAGTAGATAATGTAGACGAGACTATAACTTTCCAAGATAGACATAACATTGTAAGTGGTCAACCTTTAATATATGATAGAAACAATAATCCACCATTAGGCATTGGAACTGTAGGTAATGATTCTGGGACATCTGTTGTTGGTTTAGGAACTACAACACTTGTAAATACAGCTACTTATTACCCAGAGGTTGTAAATACAAGAACAGTAAAGTTATATCAAACTTTAGGTGATTATAGTGCAGGTATAAACACAGTAGGATTTACAACAACAAATAAAATAGGTGTACATAAATTTGAGTTGTATTATAATGAAAAAACATTAAAAGATATAAGAGTAATAGATGGTGGAAGTGGATATGAAAATAGACAAGTTTTTGTTAAACCAATTGGTATTAATACTGTAACTAATGTCATTCATTTTGATAATCATGGATTTAATAATGGTGATAAAATTGTTTATTCAACTGCTGTCGGTATAGGATCTACATTACCAACTACAGTTACTGGTTTAACTACATCAACAGGTATCACTACAACTTCTAATTTTTATCAAGTATTAAAATTAAATAGTAATGCATTTAGACTTACAAACGCTGGTCTTGGTGGTACTATAACATCAGAATTTGAAAGAAAAGACTATATCAAATTTTCAGATCAAGGAACTGGTTTCCAAGTATTTAAGTATCCAGATGTTAGATTAAATCTAAAATATGAACTTGCAAATACTGATGTTGGAGTAATAACAGCAACTCCAGTTTTAAGGGGAAACATTACAGATGTTTTACTATATGATAAAGGAACTGGTTATGGATCTGACATACTAAATCTTGAAAAATCAATATCAGTAACAGTTAAAACTGGTAAAGATGCTCAGTTAAAACCGATTGTAACAGACGGTAAGATTACTTTTGTAGAAATACAAACAAAGGGTGGAGAATACTCTTCTGCACCCGATTTAGAGGTAGTAGGAATAGGAACTGGACTTGGAGCAAAACTAAGAGCTGTTGTACAAGGTGGTAAAATTGAAGAGGTAATTATTTTAGAAGGTGGATTACAATATCAACAGGATAAAATTGATATTAAAGTTGTTCCACCTGGTTCTGGTTGTAAACTAGAAGCAAGTATAAGAGGGTTAACAGTAAATAGATTTGCAAGATATGGAAATGAGGCATTAATTGAAACAAATAATAAATTACAATATTCAATTGTAGGATATTCAACTCAGATTGGAAATGATACATTCGGTGATAGTGGTGGTGGACATTCACCTATAATTGGTTGGGCATATGATGGAAATCCAATATATGGACCTTATGGTTATAGTGATTCAACAGATGATAACTCAGCTGTTAAAATATTAACATCTGGATATATTTTAGATCCAAACAATGTCACTAATCGACCACATCAATTTAGTAATGGATTTTTTGTTGAAGATTATAGTTTTACTAATGCTGGTGATTTAGATCAACATAATGGTAGATACGGAAGAACACCAGAATATCCAAATGGAACATATGCATATTTTGTAGGTATTGGTTCTAATACTTTGTTACCAGAATTTCCATATTTTATTGGAGATACTTACAGAACTGACCCGTCAACTGAAAACTTTAATATTAATCAATCAACATTTGATTTTGATAATTCTAATTTAATACGTAATAGTTACCCATACAAAGTATCTGATCCATTTGCAGATAATGATTTTATTGTTGAATCAAATGAAATAACATCTCAATCATCAATTGTTGAATCAACTACATCTGGTTCAATAAATTCAATTCAAATTATTAATACTGGAGATAATTATGAAGTTGGAGATTCTGCTGTATTTGATAATACAGATACTAATGGTGGTGGATTAAGTGTTTCTGTTAATAGAGTATCTGGTAAACCAATTGAGTCAATCAATACTACTGTTGATACTTTTGATGCAACTTTTGTTTGGAGAGATCCAACTCATGTAGCAGCATATATTGGAACTGCTCCTAGTTTAAATGCTCATGATAATGTTGTAATATCAGGTTTAAGCACAACATCTATTAAAGGACTAGCAGGATCACATAAAATTGGTATTAATACTGCACAAACAATTATATATCAACAAGTTCCAAATGTTGCAACCACTGGCATTACAACTGACATATACGTTACAACTATACCAGAACATATTTCAGTTGGTAGTACAATAGGAATTGGAACTGAAGTATTATCAGTCTTAAATACATTTAATCAAAATAATATATTAAGAGTTAAGAGAGGTGTATCAGGTGGAATTCATACTGTTTCAACACCAGTTTCTCTTATACCAAGTTTCTTTAATATTCCACTTAGAACTAAAGTATTTGATTCAACTATAGATGATAAAGTATATTTTAATCCACATGAATCTGTTGGTGTGGGTACAGTTGTTGGATTAGGATCAACCGCAACATCAACTTTAGGTGATTTAATAAGTGTTGTTTCAACTCCGACTCGTAGTATAAGATTACCAAATCATCCATTTAAAACAAATCAAAGAGTAACATTAACAAAACCAAGTGTAGGATATGCATTAACAGTTTCTAAGGATGATGGAGCTACAACATTTAATATACCTGAAGGTAGTAATAGTCAAGATGTATTTGTAATTAGAAAATCAAAAGATTATATTGGAATAGTAACTCAGGTTGGTTTAACAACAAGTTCTGATGGATTATCTTTTGTAGGTGATACAACTGTTGGTTCAAGTAGTTTTGAATATTTGTTTGAGAGTAATTTTGATAAAGTAACTGGAACTTTACAGAGAATTGATGCAGTAGTTTCAGTATCTACCGCACATGGTTTGATTGATAGTGATGTAATAAATCTATCTCTCAATCCAAGTCAATCTGTTGGAATCGGAACATCAACTCAAATAGATCTTAGATTTAACTCAAATACTCATAATTTATTAGTTAATCCATTTACTGTTGCATCTAGTGGAGTTACAACCTCAACTAATAACTTTAACTTTACTGCCCATAATTTAAATACAGGTGATAAAGTTCAATATATTTCAACTTCTATAACAGAAGGTTTATCAAATGAAGAGTCTTACTATGTCTTTAAAGTTGATGATAATAATTTTAAATTAGGTGAAACATATTCTGATGTAACAAGTAATCCTGCAAATATTATTGAATTAAGTTCAACAGGTGGTGCAACAGGAAGTAATCATGAATTTTCATTAGTTAATCCACCAATACCTGTTCTAAGAGATAATAACTTAGTATTTGGAGTTGGCCATACATCTTTATCTGGATATGAACTTAATATTTACCACGACAAAGATTATAAAAATCAATTCGTATCAGTTGGAAATACAAATAATTTACAAGTTATAGGTGTTGGAACAGTTGGTGTTACATCAACTGCAACAGTTACATTAAATTATTCTATTGATAATCCATCGATTCTTTATTACAATATTAAAAAATCAGGATTTATTAGCACATCTGATACTGATGTTGTTAATTATAATAAAATTCATTATTTAAACAGTGATTATGATGGTGAATATTCAATCTTTAATGTTCCACCTGTTGTGGGTGCATCATATACAAGTTTTAGTATATCAATACCAAAAGTTCCAGAGAAATTATCATATACATCAACAGAAACTAGTGTATTAAAATATTCTACAAAATCATCAAGAGCAAAAGGTCCTATTGATAGGGTGAATATTGATTTTGGTGGATTAGGTTATGATAGCCTACCATCGTTTGTAAGTGTAGCATCAACACAAGGAACAAATGCCACATTATTACCAGATTCTACAACAATTAATAGAGTAGATGATATTAGAATCTTAAATCCAGGTTTTGAATATTCATCTGATCCTACACTTAAACCAGAGGCATTTATTTCTCCTGTAATTTCAATCATAAATTCAGATACAATATCAAATGTTGAAATACTTGATGGTGGTAAAAATTATACATCAACTCCTAATCTAGTAATTATTAATCCAGTTACTAGAGTTGAAGATACTTCTGGAACAATAACTGGTACAGTTGCAAGTAATTCTTTAAGTAATGTGGAAATTGTTGTTCCACCAAAAGGTCTACAGTCAGTAACACATGAAATATTTGCAATAAACAATGACAATGGATCTACTGTAAGTAAATTAGTGTACGATGCAGCAGTAGGTATTGTAACATGTACTCTTGTAACTCCAATATTAGGTTTCTCTGTTGCTCCATTCTCAGTTGATGAAGAAATATTTGTAGAGGGTCTTGAAAAATTTGGTAATACAGGAACAGGATTTAATTCTGTTGAAAATGGATTTAATTTTTTCAAAATATCCGCAGTAAATAATATAAATCCTGCCACAATTTCTTTTGATATATCTCCATTTACTACTAATGCTGGTATTGCAAAAACTATTCAGAATTCTTTTGGAACGATAGTAAGTCGTAATTCTTATCCACAATTTAAAGTTACTCAGGAAATTTCTAAATTTAGTGTTGGTGAAAAACTATTAGCTTTTGTAGGAACATCATATATTCCTGTAGATTTAAAAGTATCTGTTTCAACTAATGAATTTATAAAAGTTGTAGAAGAAACACCTGGCGCATTTAACTTAGTTACTGGTCAACTTATAAAAGGATTTGTTTCTGGTAATATAGCAACAATTAACACTATATCCAAGAATTCTGGAAGATTTGATATTAGCTATTCATTAAGACAAGATCAAGGTTGGAATAATGATATAGGTAAATTAAGTCAAGATTATCAATTAATACCAGACAATGATTATTATCAAAATTTATCTTACAGTGTAAAAAGTTCAGTAACTTATGAAACTTTAGTTAGTTCTGTAAATAGATTGCTTCACACTAGTGGACTTAAGAATTTTGCAGATGTAGGAATAACATCAACAACTAGTGTAGGTATTACAACTTCAAGTTTTGCAGATACTCTTGCTTTAGATTTTATTGACAAAAAAAGAGTTGATACAATTAACAACTTTGATTTTGCTTTAGATATTGATACTGTTGATGGAAAATCAAAATTCCTTAAATTAAAAAATACAAAATTATCACCTTATATTGAATGTAAAACAAACCGTGTTTTAGAAATAGATGATATATCTGCTTTATTCAAAAGCACTGCTACAACTTTAACTCAATTCTTAGATTTATCAATAAATGCAAGGTATGCAACATTTTTAGTACAGATTAGAGATCCTAATACAGGAAACACTCAGATATCTGATATTATTTTATTTAAAGATAGTCTTAATATATTTACTGCTGAAAGATCAAAAATTCATACAACTTCATCAGAACTTGGTGCTCTACTTGGACAAATGGATGGTTCTAGTAATGTAAGTTTAAAATTTACTCCAGATGATCCAGAAAACAATGACTATGATCTAAAGATACTTCAAACTTCATTCAATACAAATTTAACAGGTATTGGAACTCAATCAATAGGATTTATAAATTTATCTGGTATAAACACTACAGTAGCAACAGCAACTACATCTACAATTATATCAACCAATATTAATAATACAGACGCATTTTTTGCATCAATTGAAGTAAATGATCTTGCAACAGATGAAACTAATTTTGTTGATGTATATTTGACACATGATGGATCATCCTCATACATAGCAGAATTTTATGCAGATACTGAAAATGCTTCAACATCTAATTTTATAGGAACATTCACCTCAGATATTACTTCAAATATCTTATCATTAAACTTTGAAAATGATCAACCAAATGAAGTTCTAGTTAGATCAAGAGTAATTGGTATTGGAACAACAGCAGCGGGAATTGGAACCTATAGATTCAAGTTAACTGGTCAACTTGATGGAACTGAAAAAACTACTAGATTTGAATCTAATTTCTCAAACGTATCAGTAGCATCTACAATTGCAACATTCTTAGAAAATGAGATTTCTACTTTAAAGGGATTTGTAAGAGTTTCAAGTGGTTCAACAAGTGCTCTGCATCAAGTTTTAGTTGCTCATGATTCTACTGATTCACATAGTGTTCAATATCCATTCATATCAATAGGTAGTACTTCAGGTATAGGAACATTTTCTTCAACTTTAGTTGGTAATGATTTAAACCTTAACTTCCATCCAGATCCTCTTTATACTGGTGGAACTAATAGTGTTCAGGTACAAACATTTACAGAAGCATTCTATACTCAAAGTGACTTATTAAATATACCCCCAGATTTACAATATGGAACAGTTACAGAGTCTTTATTCTTAGGACAGTATGATGCATTAAATGGTGCAAGATCGGATAAGACAAGTTTTGTACTTCAAAATGATTCTACACCAATATTCCAAAAGCAATTTAATCCTGCAGATGCATCAAGCTTAGATACATCAACTGGTGTGTTTACAATATTAAATCATTTCTTTGAAACTGGTGAAAGATTAATATATGTGCCAGGTTCAACATTTGAAGGTATATCAGTAACTGGAATTACAACTGCTGGTGGTACTTTAGGTTCAGAAGTATATGCTATTAGATTAACAAAAGATACATTTAAAATATCAAAATCTCGTCCTGATGCATTAGCAGACATTGCAGTTACATTTACTGGAACAGGATCTGGTAATGCTCATGAGTTTGAAATGTTTAAGAAAAATGAGAAAGCATTGATATCAATTGATGGTGTAATACAATCACCAATGGCATTTACACCAATTACTACAGATCTTGAATACAATATTACAAATACTCAAACAACATTCAGTGTAACTGGAATTTCTTCAATACAATCAAATGACATCATTAAAATAAATGATGAATTTATGAAGATAACAAATGTTGGTCTGGGAACTACATCAGTTGGTCCAATAACTCAAACTGGATCAGTAAATGTTTTAGTTGTAGAGAGAGGTGCAATAGGATCTGCTTCTACAAATCACAGTTCAGGTGCAACAACTAGATTATTCTCTGGTGGTTATAACATTGTCGATAGTACAGTTCATTTCACAGATTCACCAAAAGGAGATGCAAATGCTACACAAAAGACACAAGCAAACTTAGATCCTGTTAGATCAACCTTTAATGGAAGAGTATATTTAAGACAAGATTATAGTACAAATACTATATTTGATGATGTTTCTGGTGGATTTACTGGAATAGCTGCAACACATCCATTAAGAGTTGGAGGTGCAAGCACATCTGGTATTCAAACAGGAAGTAGCATATTACTCTTAAATGGAATATTCCAAACACCAAGTACATTTAATAATTTAGGTAATAATTATGAGTTTAATGAGGTTGGTGGTGAAAGTAATGTAGTATTTACTGGAATAACATCATCAAATGGTCTAAAAATTATTAGTGATACTGATGTAAATCAAAATCAACTTCCAAGAGGTGGTGTGATTGTATCACTTGGATCAACTGGTGGATTAGGAGTTGCAAATTTAGCACCAGCAAAAGTTAAAGCAACTGTAAATGGAAGTGGAGCAATAGTTGGAATCGTTGGTCTTAATACAACTGGTAGTGCTTTTGGTATTAGTACAGCAAAATACAATCATCTAACAGGTCAACTTCAAGTTACTACTTCAAGTAATCATGGATTTAGAAATATTAATGAGTTTGTAAGATTAGATGGAATGACATTTAATCCTTCTTTAACCATTCCAAATGATAGAGATTTTAGTGTAACTGGAATATTATCATCAACAACATTTACAACTGATATTGGTGTCGATGCACAAGCACATGCTTACGTAGGAAATGGAACTGCATTTGAGTATCTTGGTGATTTGACATTTGGTTCTGGATATCGTAATCCAGTTTCTGTTGCAGTTACTGATTTATCTGGAAATGGAGCAAGTGCAAACATCACAGCTGAAGTTGTTTCTAACACACACGTATTTGTAAGTGCAACAACCAATGCTGTTACAGTTACTGGAGGTTCTCCACTTACTCCTACAGGTGCTACATATGATCCTGCAACAGGAAATTTAGTAATTACGAAAGCATCTCATGGTTTAACCACAAGTGATACAGTTGGTCTTGCAACAAATTCATTTGTATTCAGATGTGCACAAGATAATTTCTCAACAGACCATGCATATCCACGTTCTGGTCCTACTCCAAGTTCAGCAGGGGGAGATCCAGCGCATAATGCGACTCTAGCAATCACCGCAAAAACAACTAATACATTTACTGTAAATGTAGGTATTACAAATACTGGAACAGGTGGTGCACTTAAATTTAATATTAATAATGCAGGTACTGGTTATACACAACCACAAATACAAGTTTCTTCACCATCATATGAAAATCTACCAATTGTTGGAGTTTCTAGAAGAGGTATAGGAGCAACAACTGACACTGGAACAGGTGTTACTGTAGATATTGAAGTGGGAGCTGCTAATACTACAGTTGGTATAGGATCTACATCCTACGAAGTAGTTAACTTTAAATTAAATAATAATGGATATAACTTTAAGTTAGGTGATGTATTTAAACCAGTTGGATTAGTTACTGATAGATTCTTAAATACTTCATCATTAATCAATGATTTTGAATTAACAGTCACTGAAGTATTCAAAGATCAGTATTCATCTTGGAATTTTGGTCAATTTGACTTTATTGATTCTATAAAAGATTTACAAAATGGTGTACGAAAGAGATTCCCAATATTCTATAATGCAAGTTTATTAAGTTTTGAGGTAGATCCAGACAATCCAGATTCATCACTTATTGATCTTGATGCGTTATTACTTATATTTGTAAATGGAGTAATACAAGAACCAAACAAATCTTATACCTTTGATGGTGGTTCATCATTCGAGTTTGTACAAGCACCTGATGCTAATGACATTATTGACATATTCTTCTATAAAGGAACAACTGGTGTTGATTCAGTTCAAGTATCTGCAGGAGCATCAATAGCACCTACTATAAAAACTGGTGATGTTGTTCAATTAAATAAAATTGGTGTAACAACAACTCAAGATCCAAGAACAATATTCTCAATCTTAGCATCTGATGAAGTTGAAACTAATCTTTATACTGGACTGGGTGTTAATGAGACAACATATAAACCATTTAGTTGGATAAAACAAAAGATAGATAAAAAAGTAAATGGTGAAATAATATCTAAATCTAGAGACTCTATTGAATCTCAGGTATATCCAACTGCTAGAATTATTGATGATATAACAACTACTGATAACCAACTATTTGTTGATAATGCAAAATTCTTTAATTATGAAGAAGATTTCTCAAGTTTAGTAATTGGTAGTGTTGGGGGATTAATAGTCGGTTCAACTAATCCTGTTGCTGCTGGATTCACTGCAGTTGTCTCAGCTGCTGGTACAATTTCATCACTTTCTATTACAAGTGGTGGTAGTGGTTATGTAGGATCTACAACTTCAATTTCAATTTCTGCTCCTCATGCTATAGGAGTAGGTGTCGGAACAACTGCAGTTGCAACTGCATCAATCACTAATGGTGTAATAACAGGAACAACAATAACAAATCCTGGTTTTGGATATACATATATTGCAGTTCCTCAAGTCTTAGCACCACTTCCAAATGCAGTAAAAGAAGATATTGATACAATCACAACCGTTCAAGGATTTGATGGTGCAATCACAGGTATAGGTGTAACTGGTGGAATAGGACATCCAACTGCTCTTAAATTTACAATAAGTGCGGATTTAACAAATAATCCAAATTCAGTTATTACAGATTTAAAAGTTGGTTATCCAATATACATATTTGGAACACAAGTTGGACATGGTGTTACCTCAGTTGTGAGTGATAATTCCACTGTTGTTGCAACTGGAACAACATGTGTTGATAATATCTACTTTGTAAATGCCTTTAATTCAGGTGTTGGTATTATTACATGTAATATAATGACTGGTGTTAATACTACTGGTATAGATACTTCTGGTTCAACAATCGGTGGTTTCTCTTGGGGAAGATTCTCTGGATTTACCAGAGGTTCAAATCCTGTATCAATAGGTGTTACTGGGTTAACAATAGACTCTGGATTAACAACTTACCCATCTATCCAGAGAAGGGATTTCGGTCTTAGAGACAATGGTTCTTTAAGAAAGGATCTTGGGTAGTATAAATATAGAAAAAAGCTAATGATATGGCTGCAATTGTAACAGATCAATTTAGAATTCTAAATGCAAATAACTTTGTAGAGACAGTGGATGACTCTGCAAATTCTTATTATGTCACATTAGGTTTGGCTAATCCAGCACTTGCAGTTGGCTTTGGTAGAACCACTACTTGGAATACTGATACACCTAATCCAACAGATAATTTTAATTACATAGACCATTCTGGAGATACAACAATATTTGGTAAGAAGGTTACTAGTGCGAATATAAGAAGATTAATAACAAGAAGAAACTGGACTCAGGGAACAAGATATGAAATGTATCGTCATGATTACAGTGTTACGAATCCTTCACCCGTTACAAACTCAACAAGATTGTATGATTCGAGTTATTATGTAATTAATAAAAACTTTGATGTTTATGTTTGTATTGATAATGGTTCTTCAGGCATCAGTTCAACGGGAAATGCATCACAAGATGAACCTTTGTTTACTGATTTAGAACCATCAAGAGCAGGTGAAAGTGGTGATGGATATATTTGGAAGTATCTATTTACTGTCCCTCCAAGTGATATTATAAAATTTGATTCAACAGAATACATTTCAGTTCCAAGTGATTGGCCAACCTCTTCAGAAACTCAAATACAATCAGTAAGAGAGAACGGAGATTCAACCATAAACAATAATCAAATTAAAAAAGTTTATGTTGACAAACAAGGTTTTGGATATTCTCAAAATATTGTTGGTAGAGAAGTTGATATTGTCGGAGATGGTACAGGTGGAAAGGTTATTATTGACACTGATAGTAATGGTAAAATAATAAAAACAGTTGTTTCTTCAGGTGGTCAAGGTTACACTTATGGAATGGTTGATTTAGGTCCACTTGGAAATAGTGGTGTTTCAGTTGGTAATTTTGCTAAATTAATACCAATTATTCCACCATCCAATGGACATGGTTTTGATTTATATAAAGAGTTAGGAACTGATAAAATTTTAGTTTATGCAAGATTTGATGATTCAACAAAAGATTTTCCGACAGATACTAAGTTTGCACAAATTAGTATAATTAAGAATCCAACATCTATTGGATCTACGTCTGTCTTTACTGCTAATGACTTTTCATCAGTCAATGCCATAAAGATTGTTTCACCAACTGGAACTCCAACTATTGGAGAAAAAATTAAACAAACTGTTACTGGTGGAACAGCTGAAGGATATATTGTCTCTTATGATACTGATACTAACGTAATTAAGTATTATCAAGACAGATCATTATTCTTTAATCAGACTAGTTCTGATCAAACAGACTATGTTGGAATTACAACTGGATCTAAAGTTTTACAGTTTGAATCATCAGCAGAGAGTGTAATTGCACCTACAAGTGGATTTAATGCCACTGTAGATCAAAACTTTACTGGAATAAGCACTAATCCAACTGGAAATAAAGTTATTTCATTAGGTGTGAACTTTACAAATGGTCTTGCATCTGCTGAGATAAATAAAAAGTCGGGTGAAATAATTTACTTAGATAATCGACCACTAGTTACTAGGAATCCTAGACAAAAAGAAGACATTAAAATCATCTTGGAATTTTAAAAAATGCCACAAAAAACGAATTTAAATATAAGTCCTTATTATGATGATTTTAATAAGGAAGATAAATTTTACAAAGTCCTATTTAAACCAGGATTCCCTGTTCAAGCAAGAGAATTAACACAGTCTCAATCAATTCTTCAGAATCAAATTGAGTCATTTGGTAGCCACATCTTCAAAGATGGGTCTATGGTGATACCTGGTAATATAAATTTTGATCAACAATATCATTCAATTAGGATATTGGATAGTCATTTAGGTATTCCAGTAACATTATACTTAGAGCAATTAATAGGATTAAGATTAAAAGGTCAAACTTCTGGTATTGTTTTAACAATTGACAGTTATGAACTAGCTGGTACAAATACACAGATAGATGATTTAACAATATATGTTAAATATTTGGAGTCAGGTGATAGTAATGAAATATCAAATTTAAATGATGGAGAGCAATTAATAGTTCAAGAATCATTTATTTACGGAAATACTGCGATTAATGAAGGTGAAACAGTTCTTACATTAGTCGATACTAATGCTTCCGCAGTTGGATCTGCAGTTGGTATATCTTCTGGAACATATTTTATTAGAGGAAATTTTGTAGATGTATCTACAGATAAAATTGTTTTAGATCCATATTCAAACACACCATCATATAGGGTTGGTTTAAATATTGATGAGCAATTAATTACTGCTAAAAATGATGATTCTTTATATGATAATGCAAGAGGATTCTCAAACTTTGCTGCACCAGGTGCCGATAGATTAAAAATAACTACAACTTTAGGAAAGAAAAGTCTAACTGATTTTAACGATACAAACTTTATTGAATTATTGAGATTAGATGAAGGTGAAATTAAAAAAATTGTTAAAAAATCAGATTATTCCTTAATCAGAGATTATTTTGCTGAAAGAACATTTGACGAATCTGGAAACTATTCTGTTGATGAATTTAATGTTCAGTTATTCAATTCATTAAATGATGGTATATCAAACGAAGGTATTTTTAGGTCAAATGAAGTAACTGACCAACAAAATACACCATCTGATGATTTAATGTGTGTAAAAGTATCACCTGGAAAGGCGTACGTAAAAGGATATGATATTAATTTAGGTGGAACATCAATCATAGATGTAGAAAAACCAAGAGATAAGCAAATAGTAGGATCATCATTAGTTCCGTATCAAATGGGAACTATTTTAAGAGTAAATAATGTTTTTGGAGCTCCTTCACCAAATATTAACGAAGATACTTATTGTTTAGAATTTTATAATCAAAGAACAGGTTCAAATACTGCTGGAACAGGAGAATTAATAGGAAAGGCAAGAGTTTATTCCTTTACAGTATCTGATGCTTCTTATGTTAATGATGCTAGTGAATGGGATTTGCATCTATTCGATATGCAAACATTCACTCGTTTAGAACTTAATCAAGCTGTAAGTAATGCTGAACTTCCTAATACTTCTTTTGTAAGAGGGGTAAGTAGTGGTGCAACTGGATATGCAATAGCAGCAGGTGGTGCCAGTGCAATCGTTAAATTGACTCAGGTTACTGGTACATTTGTAGCTGGTGAACAAATCATTATTAATGAGGATACAGAAATATCAAGATCAATAAAAACTGTTAGAACTTTTGGTATACAAGATATTAAATCGGTTTATCAAGATACTTCTTCCGTATCTGGATATGCTGCTGATTTTGTTGCTGATACAGTATTACAAAGCAGAGTACCAACTGGTTTTAGTATTACTGACAATTTAAATATAAATGCTGCTGGTATTGCCACATGTGCAGGTAGAAGTTTTACAGGTATAAAAACAGATACTATTGTTAGATACCAGTTAACAGGTGAAACAACAGAAAGGTTTAATAGAGTCATAGATGTTGATACTACTGGACTATTCATTGAATTAGCTGCTGTTAATAATGTTACTGGTGTATGTAATGGTGCATTACCCACTGGTGAATCTGTATCACCTACATTCAGTTTTGGTGTTACTAATATAAATCTAAACGAAAATAAAGGTCTATACGCAGAATTAGGGAATAGAAATGTATCTGATATTGATTTATCAACTGCTAATTTAACAGTTGGTAAAAATATAACAGGAGAGACCACAGATGGATCTGGTGTTTTAACATTTGATCTTGCTGCTAGTGGTATTTCAAGTGCATTTTATGAAGGTTTTGATGCTGAAAGATATTCAGTTCACTATTCAAATGGATCAATCGAACAATTAACATCAGATCAATTTGTTTTAGGTGCAAGTGGTCAGTCTGTTACTATAAATGGATTAACAGCTAGTCAATCAAACGTTGTTGTAAGCACAACTCTTAAAAAACAAGCATTAAAGAGTAAGCAAAAAAATTATATTAGAAGTGAAAAAATAGAAATTCTTAAAACTGCTGTAGGAATAAACACAACTCTTACAGGAATGGATCAAGCTACTGGTTATGGTTTAAGAGTAGAGGATAGAGAAATATCATTAAATGTTCCTGATGTAGCAAAAGTTATTGGAGTTTTTGAGTCAATTGACACTAATTCACCAACACTCGATAGATTAACATTCCCTAGTGGTTTAAGTTTAGATACAGCAGCAATAGTAGGTGAAAGAATACTTGGTGATAGTAGTGATGCAGTGGCACAAATAACTGCATTAATATCTGCAACACAAGTTGAAATAGCATACTTAACACCATCTAAATTTACAATCGGTGAGGTTTGTAACTTTGATGAATCAAATATATCTACAACACTACAACTTATAACTGTTGGAAATAATTTAAACATTACAAATAGATTTGAACTTGATAAGGGTCAAAGAGAACAATTCTATGATTACTCTCGACTTGTTAGAAGAGTTAATTTTCCACCCCCAACTAGAAAAGTTTTAGTTGTATTTGACAAATATATCTTACCATCTAATGATACTGGAGATTTTTATACAGTTGCATCATATGATGAAGAAAGATTCTCTCATGATGTACCATTATTAAAAAATGGATTAAGAGCAACCGATACTATTGATTTTAGACCAAGAGTTGCAACTTATAGTGGTGCAGAATCACCTTTTGCTTTTAAGAATAGAACTTTTTCATCTACTTTCAATCCATCTTTTATTGTAACTCCAAATGAGAGTTCAATCATTGGATATAATTTTTACTTACCTAGAAATGATAGAGTCGTTTTAGACATTTTAGGAAATCTATCAGTAATTCAAGGAACATCATCAACTGATCCAACAACTCCCGTAGTATCTGAAAATGCAATGGAAGTTGCAACTATTCAGTTACCTGCATATCTTTATAATCCTGATGATGCAATTATCAGAGTTACTGATAATGTCAGATATACTATGAAAGATATTGGTAGACTTGAAGATAGAATAGATGTCTTAGAAGAAGTTACTTCATTGAGTTTACTAGAACTTGATACAAAAACTCTACAAGTTCAAGACGCTGATGGTTTATCAAGATTTAAAACTGGTTTCTTTGTTGATGATTTTAAAAATATAGATCTTTTAGATACTAATGATCCAGATTGTAAAATTACTGTTAACTCTGATAATAGAGAATTAGAGGTTCCTCAAGATTTCTGGTCTATGAAACCAGAATTAGCACTTGATTTAACAACTAATGTTGATACTGCTGATTTTTCACAAGATCTTCAATTATTAGATACTAATGTTAAGAAAACTGGAGATTTAATAACTCTAAATTATGAAGAAGTTGATTGGATAAATCAACCATTAGCATCAAGAGTAGAAAATGTTAACCCATTTAATATGGTTGAATTCCTTGGTAATATTGAATTAAAACCATTTGCTGATACTTGGGTTAGAAATGTATTTGTAGATGGTGGTGAAAGGAGATTAACACAAGGAAATCGCAACCGAAGATTTATTGAGACTCTTCTTACAAATCAAGCACCCGATACACATATCAGATCTAGAAACGTTGCTTTTACAGCAAACGGATTAAGACCAGTTGCTAGATTTTATCCATTCTTTGATAGTGTAAGTGGAATAGATATTGTTCCAAAATTACTTGAAATATCCATGACAAATGGAATATTCCAAAAAGGTGAAACAGTAGAGGCATATGATTCAACTGGTGCTCGTGTTGCAATATTCAGAATTGCTCAACCAGATCATAAATTAGGAGATATCAATTCACCTGAAGAAACATTTAATGCGAATCCATATAATACATCTACATCACTTGGTTCTGTATATTCAGCATCATCAAGTGTTTTAAATATTGATGTTTTATCATTAGCAGACGAAGCACAGGGAAGATTTTTTGGATATATCCCTACAAGTAATGTTACTTTATTAGGTCAAAGTAGTGGTGCACAAGCAGAAATGGCTAATGTTAGATTAGTCGCAGATACATATGGAGATCTTTATGGATCATTCTTCTTTAGAGATCCACTAACAACTCCACCACCACCATTAAGGTTTAAAACAGGTATTAGTACATTTAAATTAACTTCAAGTTCTGTGAATGCAGAACCATTGCCTGGTAGTTTACTAATAAGTTCTGGTGAGACTACTTATCAAGCAGAAGGTAGAGTAGATACATTTACAAACACCTTAGTAATCATAAGAAGAAGACGTATGTGTGACCCTCTTGCTCAGTCATTTACAACTGATGAGAGTGGTGCATTTGTAACTGCGGTTGATTTATTCTTTGGTAGCAAAGATCCTAGTCAAAAACTAGCAGTTGAATTAAGAACAATGGAATTGGGACTTCCAACAAACACACTTGTTCAAGATTATTCTCGTGTTGTGGTCAATCCAAATGATATTAATATATCAACTAATGCAGAGATACCAACAAGAGTAAAATTCCCATCTCCAGTTTATCTTGAACCTGGTAGAGAATATGCACTTGTATTATTAGCACCTACAACAAATCTTTATGAAGCATGGATTGCTCAGATGGGTGAGAGAACTGTAAATACACAGAGTCTACCAGATGCTGAATCAGTTGTTGTGACTCGTCAGTATGTTGGTGGAAGTTTATTTAAATCACAAAATGGTACTATCTGGACACCAAGCCAGTTTGAAGATCTTAAATTTAAATTACGCAAAGCACAATTCTCAACTACTGCTGGTTCTGCTTTCTTCTATAATCCAAAATTAGAAAAAAATTCTAGTATTATTGAAAGATTGATTCCAAATGCAATCAAAACATTACCAAGAAAATTAAAAGTTGGTATTACAACTACGACTCATGCGTCATCAATTGCAAAATTAACTCTTGGTACTCAGGTAAGTGATGCTACATCTGCAACTGCAATTCAAGGTTATATTGAACAGGTCGGTGGTCCAATTAATACATTTGCTATAACAAATGGAGGAACAGGATTTAAAGCAAGTCAAAGTAGTGTTGCTAATGTTCCTTTATATGCAATCACTGGAAGGGGTACAGGTGCGACTGCAACAGTTAGTACTAATAGTTCAGGGCAAGTATCATCAATTAGTTTAACAAGTAATACAGGTGGTTCTGGATATGTTGTAGGAGATGTTCTAGGAATTACAACATCACATGGTATTGGTGATAAAAAAGGAAGTGGTGCTGAAATTACAGTTACTGCGTTAAATGGAAGAAGTACTTTATACTTGAATAACGTTCAGGGTGAGGCATTTACAACAGGACAACCATTAATAGTTTATGAAGGAAGTACTGCAACATCTTATGGTAGTACAACAATCACATCATCAGCAACATATGATGACAAGTATGCTGGTAATGTAATTGAAGTTGAACAGTACAATCATGGTATGCAAGCTGATACTAATTTAGTTACTCTTGCAAATATCGAACCAGATACTGAACCCGTTCTTCTTACAGATTTCTTAGATGTTTCTGATCAAGTTATATCTGTTGCAAACACAACAGCTTATGCAACATTTAATGGAATATCTACTTCACAAGGATTTGTTAAGATAAACAATGAAATTATTTTCTATAATAGTATTCAACCAAATCAACTAGGAATAGGAACAAGAGGTGTTGATGGAACTATTGTTAGAACACATAGTGTAAATGATATTTCTCGTAAGTATGAATTAAATGGTTTTGATTTATCAAGAATCAATAATGACCATAATATGTCAAATACAACTGCTCTTAGTGATGCTAGAGAAATTGATTCTTACTATCTTGAAATTAATAGAGGTGGTTTAGCAAACGGTGATAGTCAAGTTAGTTTCACAAAAGAACAAAATGTTGGTGGAGATGATATCTTTGCTTCTCAAAATTATCAGTTTGACACAGTTATACCTCAGTTTAGTGTATTAACACCAAGTGATAACACAACAGTTTCTGCACAAGTTAGAACAGTTTCAGGAACAAGTGCTGGTGGTGGAGAAGTTCCATTCATTGATCAGGGATATGAACCTGTAACTCTTAATGAACCAAATACATTAACGACACCTAGATTAGTATGTTCAAGAGTTAATGAAAATACAAGATTAACTGGATTACCATTAAATCGTTCATTTACTCTAGGAGTAAGACTGGAGACTACAGATCCAAACCTTTCTCCTGTATTAGATACATTAAATGCAACAGTTATCTATCAAAGATCAAGACTTAACAAACCTATAGACAATTATGTGAAAGATGGTAGATCTAATGCAACAACTGGTGATCCTCATTCTGCGGTTTATATAAGTAATCGAGTCGATCTTAAAAATCCTGCAACATCATTGAAAGTATTAGTTGCTGCATATCGTCATTCATCTGCCGACTTTAGAGTTCTTTATCAATTGTTCAGAGAAGATGGTAGTGATACTGAGTTATCTTATGAACTATTTCCTGGTTTTGATAATCTTACTGATACAGATGGAGATGGTTTTGGTGATAATATAATTGATGCTTCTAATAATAGTGGTAGACCAGATGCTTTTGTTTCAGGAAGTAATGCAGATCAATTTAATGAATATCAATTTAGTGTTGATGATTTAGATGAATTTACTGGATTTAAGGTTAAAATTGTATGTAGTGGAACAAACGAAGCACTAGCACCTAAATTTAAAGACTTTAGAGCAATTGCACTAGCATGATACCAGTTGAGGGACATAAAAATTTATACCGAGATGAAAAATCTGGGGCTATCATAAGCACTGATAGTCACGGATTTTCTCAGTATAAGAAATCGAAAAAATTAAAATTGACTCAAAAAGAAGAGATAGATCGTATGAAAAGTGATATCGAAGAAATCAAATATCTACTTAAACAGATAGCATCAAAATAGACGGGTTACTGGAAATATAAATATATCTAGAATCCTGATATTGTTTTTAAATGGCAGTTTACGTAAGTAATCTAACTGTTAATACTGGA